GATGGAGTAGTTGTGGACTCCCCCTTGTAATATTTACCAGCAGAATCCCTAGACTCATTCGTAGAAGAACCAGCATTAACACCAGAAGCATCCTGAAAGTCATCAATGGTTTGATCGACTAGATTGTACTTAGCAAGTGATCCGTTAGCGGCTACCTTGAAACCTAAGATAGCGATGTCATCTTGGATACCACCATCATCATAGTCTGTAGGCGGTGTAGCCAGTAGAGCGTTTGTTACTTTAGTTATTGCCATAATTTATTCCTTTGGACATCCATAGCCGTGATATCTTCTGAGCGTATAGCGGTTCTAGTCATTACTTGGGATAAGCCTCCTTAACTCTTGCAATGTGGTCAGCCCATATCGTTGTATCATTGACCGCATCCCAATATTGCATATCCATTTGGTCACCTAGTGATGAGTAAGCGGTGGCGCGGTCACGTTGGTATTGGTTTGCATCGTATTCTGCTTTGGCGGCTGCGCATTCTTCCTCTGTAGGCTGAGGTTGATCTGATTTCCACACAAGACCGTAATCTTCGTAAATGCAGAAATCTATTTCCCACTTAAAACCAAGTTGAATCAGCCCTTCATATGTATAATTTGTCATGCGTGTAACCTCACTCCATAAACGCTGTCTGAACTTGTATCACCACCCGTGAAAGCAACGGTTGCCCATTTATAAAACTGAACATAATCAGCCGCCACTAACTCGGCTATAATAACGCCGGTGATTACTCTTATGCCACCATAAGGGGCATAATTATCCCTTGACCACCATAACTCTGTAGTGGCATTTTTTAGAGTTTTTACACCCCACCCCTGTCCTGTATCCACATTGAAATTAAGAACAAACATATAAGTTCCACCTTTGCCGGTTGGAACCGTAAATTTGTTTGTCGCGGTATTATAACTTCCAGCATCTGATTCTGAAATAACACTAGCAAAATCAAATATTGTGTAAGCGGTTGTCCATGTCGAATCTGACGTTGTTGTTGCAAGAAAGTCTGGAGTATTTAATGCAGAACCAAACCCTGTCGCAGTACCACTGTTTGTCAATGTTCCACCGCTTGCTATCGTCAGTGTTCCGCCGCTTGGTATTGTTAGTCCAGAATCTTTAACTACGACTCCATCAACGGTAACGCCACTTGCGGCAGTTTTTTCCGATACCGTATCTACTTGAATTTCGCTCATGATTATCTCCTATAATATCTGTAGCGTTCCAACGATTGCCCACACAACCCCTGAGTTAACTCCGATTGGGCCGATAAGGGCGGCGTTTTCCGAGGCACCTATAGTCGTTGTTTGACTGCCGGTTACGGTATTCGGATTCTTAAAAAATGTATTTTGAGAAGTTATCTCACTTCCCTCTACGGTACTCCAAGCCATATCTCCGCGAAGATATACTGACGAGGATGCAGTTCCAGAGGCTCCTAACTTCGGCTCAGTAACAGCATCTGCTATGATCTTGCTACTTGTGACCGCGTTGTCCTCTATATCACTGGACGTTAGAGCAACCGTAGGTCTTACTTTACCCATGTAAGGCATTATGTGATCTCCAATACACCGATGACGCACTGAAGATCGCCAGCCGCTGATGCTGTTGCCGCTAAGATGTCACCAGCCTCAAGGTTGACCGCCTTGTCTACCACAAGAGTGGAGTCAGCAGGGACGGGTACGGTCTTTGCTATGTGGAAGTAGGTACTCCCACCGTCAGTAGTACATTCCAATGTTGCATCTACTGAGTTTGTTCCGTCTATGTTTGCTAGATAAACAGCGTTAACAACCGCTGCTGTTGCTGCCGGGCAAGTGTAAACAGTAGTTCTTGTGTTACCAACTGCGACTCCAGCGTTTTTAAAAGTATTAGCCATGTTATCCTCCGAGTGCCAAAGCCATTGCCGCCGCATTGTCTACTGCTTCTTTCCATGCTAGGCCATTTGTTGCGGTAGAATCCGCAGTTAAAACATAATCATCTGCCCCTATTGGGGTTCTTGTTTCTGTAGTTGAGAACCCAAGCAAATCGCCTTTCGTTGTTAGATGGTTTGCAATCCTGTCTGGCTCTGCTACAAAAGAGCTAGATGCAGAGTCGTACTTTAAGATGTCGTTATCAGCAAGCCCAGTAGTATTAACATTGCTTAGATCACCAATATCTGCAGCCGCTATTCGAGCATCTGCACGAACATCTGTGTAGTAGAGGTTGGTCTGTTCTGGCACATCTGCTGTAGATACTTGGTTAGTACCCGTACCAAAGTCAATAAGAGTATCATCAATTCCGTCAGTTTTTATTGTTACTGCGCCACTTGATACACTGAAATGATCGGAGGAAAATGATGCCACACCTTTAGCAGATGTAGTAGCATCATCACCAGCAACGGTTAGAGTTTGTCCTGATGCGGTGGTGGTGATACCAGAGCCACCGGCTATGTCTAAGGTTTGCGAGTCTAAGTCTACAGCCCCAGTTCCGCTATCCCCTTGAAAATCTAAATCCTCTCCCGTAACTTGTGCGTCAACGTAAGTCTTAATAGCGCCTTGAGTGGCTAGCAGGGTTGCACTGGTTCCCAACGCTCCATTGTCCACCCCGGTTACAGTAGCACCTGTGGCCAGTGCCAGGCTAGTGCTGCCTGTTAGGGTAGTGCCTGTAATGGCCGCTGGAGTGGTTCCGCCTATAACGGTTCCATCAATAGTACCTGCCAGAGCAATAACCTTTTGGTTGACCTCTGGATCAAATGGCAGAGTAATCCAAGCATCGTTTGCCTGGTTTCTCATTTTGACTAGGTTGGCAGTTGTGTCCAACCAGGTAAGGCCCATCGCTCTGGCGGCGTGTCCAGTTGCAGAGGTATCCACCACAGGCGCGGTTGCTTTTGCAATTAGAACCTGCGCTATCCGATCGGGGCCTAGGCCGGTGGTTGTTGCGCTACCGCTGTATGCGGCAGTACCTGCGGGGAATGTTCTTTGCAAGCAAGTTTTGATAAATCGTAAAACGTCATCTCCCTGACTAACCGGGTCAGATGCCGGAGGATTTACGTTATCAAAATCGCCAATATAGTTTCCAGTATCTAGTGCCATTAGTGGTACCCACCTGTGTTCATAACCCTCATTGCGCTACCTGAATGACGGTCTTTATTATCTTGTGATTGTATCTCTCCCGCAGCCTCCTGCAGCGCGGTTGCCCACAACTGCACCCTCTGATCATTCATGAGGAAAGGTTCAGCCTCTAGCAACGCCCCATACAGGTAGACATCTGGGTTGTCTGTAAGCATTTGCTCTGTCGTGTTAACCGCGCTGAGCGCGTCAATTTTCTTATAAAACATCATAGAGTAATTGTACGCAGATGCAGGCGCGGGGCCTAGCCTTACTTTCTTTGTGGGAGTTCCTGATGAGTTGTCTGAAAATATCGTGTAGGACGTAGGGGATCCAAGCTGGCTGCCTGCCCACATTCGATTCATATTTTCTGGAGTAATGTATGCTAACGAGGTTATCGGATCCGTTCTGAGATGAAAGTCTAACATCTGAAGATATCCGGCCGGTAGAGAGTAATCCCTGGTCCCTGCAACAAGAGTTGCCGCACCACCCAGCGTAGTCTCGTCTACATTTATCATCATGGATATGCGAAAAGCCCGGTTCATACGGGCTTCCGCTAGAGCAATAAACTCAGGTATTCTGTCTCCTAAGTCATCCCTGTCCAACCAGTTAGCTACAGCCGTTTGTAATTCGGCGTAGGTACTTATAGCCATTAGACGTTACGAGCTGCAAAAAACACGTTCTGGTTTAGTACGGGAAAATCTCTTTGTGTGCGTCCTGCGACGCCGTGCGCATATAGCCAGGTCATAGTTAAATCCTCGTTGGTGTTGTTCTAAAATATTTGTTATCAGGGTCGTTGAGATACTTTTTCATAAGGTTATGATCTTTTTGTATCTCTCCGTTAGTTTCTTGCATCCACTTGTTCCACACGTTCAGCGGTATGGACGCAACTCTCACACCCTCACCAGTTTTTCCCGGGGTTAGTTTGTCCCCGTAGTTGTTGTATGCGGCCTTGTTCTCGTTAAGAATTGGCTCAACATCCTGGTAGGTATTTATGGTGAACTCTGTTTCATCCGCATTAGAATGAAATGTGGTGTGCAGCATGTTTGGTTCTACCTTTTTACTCATCGTAAATGATACCCCGGATCGTCGCCCTCTACAATCCTGCTCATTCTCTTTTTTAACGAGGCAGGTTTTGCGGTGGAGGCAGGCTTTTTAAGCGATTCCTTTTCTATATCTTTCACAGCCTGCTGAAACTCTTTCTTGATGGTCATTGATCCTCCAGAGATTTTGGGAACCCCCCCCTGCCACCGTAGCAACAGAGGAGGGCGTCCAAGACTAATTACTTCGCGCTTTTGATCGCGCCACTTCCAAGACCATTCTTGGCACGTAGGCCGTACTCAGCAATTAACAACTGCTTCATACTGTCACCAGTTTTCGCAAGACTTTCCGTCTGGAAAGGCCGTAGATAATCAATAGACCACATATCAAAGTCTATGATATTCATTTGCGTAGATGGCATAAACCTGTTGGGTATAACCTTGAACGTACCAAAGTCAGTAACCAGAACGTCAACCGCGTTTACAGCGGTTACAGCCTTATCCTTAGAACCAGCATCTTTATATGGCGTAGCAACAACAGCACCACCAACAGCGGATGAACTGATAGTCTGTTTCACGGTAGCCGGACACATGATAGTGTCTGGAGATCCACCCTGCGTCCAGATACGAGCAACTAGATCGTTAATAACAGCAAGCGAAACCGCAGTGGTAGCACCACCAGCGGCTGAAGCTGTCGTACCATCAGGATAACCCCCCGCACCGTTATTAACAAGACCAAGACCTGTGGTCATGTTAAGGATGGGGGTCGTACCAATCACGTTAGTACCAATCCAGGTGCCAAAGGAAGCAGTTGCTCTAGCAACCGCCGCAGCACCAACAGCTTTGACAGTTGCATCAAGCAGCATGGTTTCCATGTCACGCTTCATTTCTTTTGCGCGCTTGGCCAACTGGTAGGCTTGGGTTGATTTACGACCAGCAAAGTCAACTGATTCTGCCGTGCCACTGGACTGAACCTGAGTTGCCGAAATCTGAGTATAGTTGCTCAGGCGTCGTGGCTCAGTTGCAGCAGTAGAAGCATAATCCCAACCTTCAACCTGTCGGTTGACGGCAGTTGCTTTTAACTCGTCTGTTTGCCATTCAAAGTTCGTGTTGTCACATGAACCTCGTCCGGCTCCACTCATAAATGGAGTTTCAGATGGACTGATATTATAAATAATATTGCTTAGGTCTTCACGGATGCCAATAGCACCGTAGATTTGCCTAGTATTTGCGGGAACTGCCATAGCATTTCCTCCTTAGTTAAATGTCTACAAAATCCTCTAAGAGCATGGACGCATCGTCGATGTGACCAGACCCTTGAAGTCGTTTCATTTGTGCGGTACGTTTAGACTTGGTAGTGCCATCCTTACTCGACCCTTTTCCAGCTCGAACAACCCGTGGCTTGTTTTTTACCTTTTTAGACTTTACGTCGGCTTTCTGTAAAGCATCATATTTCAACGCTTTAGAAAGAACGACTAGAGATCTATGGTCAATCAAGCTGTTGACTTCTTCATCTAAGAAGCCTTGGGCGGTTGCGTAATTTCTAAGCTCTTTGGCTAATCGTTTCTGCTCTGTGGGCTCTCCCCACTCCGGCATCTTTTCGAGTAGCTTTACGTGCTCATCACGCAACATGTGATCTCGCTCCTGCTTTTGTTCGTGAGCGAATTTCTGCTGTTCTACCTGGACTTTG